AGGATATTCCGCTATGATGAAAGTTAATAAAAGATTTGCGGCTGCTTCATTCGACAATTACACTTGTTCAACTGGAGAACAAAAAAGAGTTGTTGAAGCTCTTTTATCCGGCTGCAAAAATGGATTTGATCGAAACATCGTTATTCTTGGCGGCGTAGGCACGGGAAAAACACATCTCGCTTACGCTATTATGAACACAATAGCCGATCGTTGGCAACACTCCGACACCGAATATTATCGCTTTGACAAGGTTTATTACGACACAGCAAAAGAAATGATCGATAACATAAAGTTGAGTTGGAAAGATCCGGAGATCTCGAATATGGATATTTATTGCAAAACTCCGCTTTTAATTATTGATGAAGTCGGTGTGCAATACGGGAGCGACAGCGAAAGAACGGAATTATACGAGATATTCAATACTCGTTATAATGATATGCTGCCGACGATTGTTATATCCAACAACACTATTGAGGAATTGCAAAAGATTTTAGGGCAGCGAATTTATGATCGTTTGTCCGGTGGGGCTTTGATTTTTGAATTGAACGGACGCAGTCATCGACAAGGGGGATAAATGAAATATAGCACAACAAAAGAGATTGAAGAAGTTATAAGAAGGGCTTTTGAAATTGATCGCCTTCTTCCACCTGTGTTTGCTAACAAAACAAGAGGTTCAACTCTCGGTTCTGTTGTTGATATACCCGATACGCTCCGATCTTTGGACGATTTGGCGGAAGATCCTCGCCTTCAATATGCAACCGCCGAAGATTTGGAAATTTGGAATATGGTTATGTTTAACTGGCTGCCTTGCGTTAGCCTGCTTGAGCGTGAAATAATCCGTTGCCGTTGTCGAAATATGGGGTGGAAACGAATTGCACGTCATCTTTGCCAACGTAAATTTGCGGATCGGGAATTGTATCGAACGACGCTTTGGCGGACTTTTCAAGACGGATTGAAGACTATTTTAACCAAAAATTAACGATATGTTGCAAATTTGCAACACTTTGCAACATCTTGCAACAATTTTGTATGCAACATTTTTGAAAAAATATGCTATATAATTTGATATAATCGTGAGATGTCGTGCGAAAAATTGGCTCTTGCGATTATAAGAAAGGTTTTCTCCTTTTTTTAATTATTAAAACCATACCTAGTTTATCGATAGCCCACTTATCCGGTGGGCTTTTTTTTATGAAAGTAATAAAATGAGCGAAAAACAAACTCTTACATACGGACAGGCTGCTGTTGGTATTAAATTTAATCCTAGTGCAATTTCTGATGTTGACGAAATGAAGCAAAAATTCGCTGATCTTATCGACAATATGGACGCTTTGAGGGCTGAAAGCAGCTCCAACGAGCAAAAACGCTTATGTTCAATCGCAATTACAGAAATTCAAACCGCTCAAATGTGGGCAGTAAAGGCGAGAACTTGGCAAGACTAACTCCGGCGGATTAGTGAAAAAGTATCACGTTCGGCTCATACCCGAAAATTCCGGTGCAACTCCGAGATCCGCAACCACAATCTTAAACTAACTCAACCGAAAGGAAACAAAATGTTATTGAAAGCTAACCACAATCTGGTATTACCGGACGGCAAAACTGAAATCAAAGTCGGCGAAATCTTCGAATATAAAGGGGATATTCATCAATTCGGTAAATGTGTAACTCCGGTAACCGCCGAAGAAGGCGAAGCTCCGGAAGGAACAACAATCACAACTCCGGAAGTTATCTCCGTTGAAGATGAAGCTGTTATTCGTGCAAAAGCGAAAGAGTTGAAAATTCCTAGCTATCACAATAAGAGAATTGAAACATTGAAAGCCGAGATTATCGACGCCGAAAAAGCTATTGAAGCAGTAAAGGCAGCAAAGGAAGCCGACAAAGATCCGGAGAAAGCTCCAGTCAATGAAGGAGAAAAAGAAAACGCTAACGGAGAAGCCGGAAATGTTGGGGAATAAAATATATTATATTGATACAACAAACAGAAAAACCGGTTGCGGCGTTGTTGTTGGTTATAGTGTGAACGAAGACGGCTTCGATACTTACGGCATTAAAACCGAAGAAGGTGTTTATCTCGTGCATTTAGCTTCTTTATGCTTTGAAACAGAAGAAAAAGCCGCCGAGCGTTTGCCGGAAGTGTTGGCGATCAATGATGAAATTAAAAATATTCAAGAAGAAGCCAACCATAAAATAGACTTTTTGCTTGAGCAGCTTCGAGGAAAACCTAATTTTGTGCACTTAACCATAAAAGGCGAGAATATGGCAGGCTAAAACCTGCCTTTCTTTTTCTGCAACCCGAAAGGATAATTGCAAATGAAAACAGGAAGACCTTTGAAATATAAGACGCCCAAAGAATTAGAAAACGCTATTTATGACTATATTAGCAAATTAAGACCCAATCAACCGCCGACAATCTCCGGACTTGCTCTCCACTTGGGCTTTGATAGCCGACAAAGCATTTATGATTATAAGGAAAAACCCGAGTTTACTTACATAATAAAAAGGGCAATTCTATTTATGGAGAGTTACGCCGAAGAACAACTCTTGCGAGGAACGTCGGCAACCGGTGCGATCTTTTGGCTCAAAAATCATAAATGGACGGATAAAGTCGTAAATGATGTTAATATAACCGGATATTCTTTGTTTGATAAGAACACCGAAGAAAAGGCTAAAAAATATGAGCGTAAATCTAACAAGTGAAGTAATACACGCACTCCGGACAAGTCTTGTCGCCTTCCGTGATGTTGTTCTTGCTAATGATCCGAAGTATGAGTGCGAGCCTGCCGGCTTTCATTTTGAATTATCGGACTTACTGCTGCACGAAACAAGCCACGTTGCAATCGAGATGTTTCGAGAAAGCGGTAAAAGCTCGTATGCTTTGCGTGCATTTCCGCTTCATTGTTTGGCTTATCCGGACAAAAGCCGAGATTTTATTGTTATTATCAAGCAAAATCAAACGACGGCTTCAAATAAGCTCAAGGATATTATAACCGAATACAAGTCAAATCCGCTTGTAAGACACAATCTCGTTGCTATAAAAGAAGAAAACAACAAAGTATTTTCGGTTGATGTGCTTAACGAATACGGCGAAATAATCAATGTCCGGATCGAAGCATACGGTAAAGGAACGGGTATTCGTGGACTAAACAACCTCGACAGACGCCCGAAAATCATTATTTTAGACGATATACAGGATAACGACGACGCAAGATCCGAAACCGTTACAACGAACGATTGGGACTGGTTTTTGTCGGATATTGTGTTTTTGGGCTCACATACTCGCATTTTCTTTATTGGAAACAATCTCGGGGAGCGTTGTTGCATTGAAAAGACGATTAACAACGCCGACAATCTACGGTTTAAGGTTATTCGTGTTCCGATAATGAAGGATAACGTCCCAACTTGGCAAGGACGCCACACTTACGAAGAAATTATCGCCGAAAGGGAGAATTTCGCCCGTATGGGTAAGCTCGATATATGGATGTCGGAAAAGATGTGTGTTGCTGTTGCTGATGAAAGCCGTTGTTTTAGTGAGGACGACTTCCGGTATTATTCAAGGCATAGTCAAGAGGATCTTATCAAGCGTTGCAATTTGTTTGCTTGTCTTGATCCGGCTTCGTCGCCTAATCCGGAAAGTTGTTATCGTGCAATCACATTGACGGGCGTTGACGCTGACAATCATTGGTTTTTACTCAACTGTAAATATGGGCGTTGGGATAGTGCGAAGATGATTGATGTTATCTTCGATATGGTTATCAAGTATTCGCTTAAAGACTTCTATATTGAGAAGGGTTGGTGGGAACAGGTTATGAAGCCGTTTCTTATGGCGGAAATGCAGCGAAGAAATGTATTTTTCAATGTTATTCCGCTTGAACACGCCAAACAAGGAAGCAAGCTTGAAAGAATTAAGCTATTACAACCACGCTTTAAAGCTCACACGATATTTTTCCCCGATGAAGCCGATTGGCTCGGAGAATTTAAGTCGGAGCTTGCCGGCGTAACGAGGGACGCAATCAAAAGCGAATATATCGACCTTGTGGACGCTTTCGCTATGACGGAGCAAGTCGCAAGAGCTCCAGTAAATGCTAAACAAAGCTATATGACGCACATTCGAAGAATTAGGGAACAGAACGCACAACCAACATCATTGTTTGGTATTGCCGGATATTAAGGGGGAATAAATGACAAACTGGGTATTGTATGAACAGCACGACGAAGTTGTGCAGCGAATAGATCATTGGGTTGATATTGTAAAAGGCGAGCTCGGAGAATTTCCGAGCTTTGTTTCTTTTTATAAGCAAATGAACGACGCCGGAAACTTCAAGATCTTTGAAGATGAGGACGGAAAGGCAATGTTTGCTTTTATGGTTATTGATGATATGCGAGGTGGAACGGCTTTTTGTGAAGCCTTTATGTATATATTGCCGGAAGCGAGAGGATCTCTCGGGTTGTTCAAATCAATGATTAAAAATGTTGAAAGCTACGCCCGAAAATTAGGGTGTCAATCAATCGAAATCGGAGCAAATGCCGGTTATAGGGACGAAAAGACGCTCGATATATTGCGGCGTTTCTTTGGGTATAAATCATATTCAGTATGGAAGGAATTTTAAAAATGGCGGCGGTATCAACAATCGTTGCGGCGGCTGCGGTAACTGCGGCGGCTGCCGGTGCATATAGCTCTTATAAAGCAGGGCAAGACCAAAAAAAAGCAGCTAAAAAACAAGAACGACAAGCTCAAGCGTTGATTGCAGAGCAAAAGAACGCCGAAGCAACGTCAAAGGCTCAAGCGACGGCTGCTCGTCGAGCAACTCACGCAAACGATACAAAAACAAACTATACGACAGCATTGGGCGAAGCGTCTGAAGCTGCGAGCACTTCAACCAAAAAGAAAACATTGTTAGGGGGTTGATATGGGTGTTAAAAAAATTATGTATGCGTTCGTTGGGGGAAAGAAAGTCCGTGCGGATTCTCCCGAAGCAAAGATTGCTCGTGGCGAAGGAAGAATGGTTGACGGTGCTTATCAAGCATACAGTGCAGCAGATAAGGCTCACGTCAACGACGCCAACACAAACAGAAACGCAGATTTTACCGATATTTCGCAAAATTCCGGTTTAGGTCGTAATTGGGGCGGTGGCGAAAATCTACTCGGAAACTTCAAGAAGAAGAAACAAGCAGGACAAGGGACACTTCTCGGAGATACTGCCGGCGGTGGTGTTCAACGATTGGGTGGCTAATATGAACAATGAGGAACAAGAAAAATTAAACGCCGAGCATATTCGCAAGGCGGAAGCTAACCGCAACGCCGATTATGTGGATCTTTGGAAAAAGACAGCAAGGGCGAGAAAAGGTAAAAGCTCGAAGGGGGTTCAAAATGGATCTAGACTTATCAGCAGAAAAAATAATAAAGAATAGCGAAAGCCTTAAAAGCTCAAGACAGACTTTCGATAGTATGTATCAAATCCTTCATAATTATTTTTATGTCGAAGGCGAAAATATAACCGAGAGCAAAGGCAAAGGACAGCAGCTCCACGCATTATATGATACAACTTCGATCGATTGTGCCGATGTTATGGCTGCCGGATTGAGCAACTTTTTAACTCCGGATAGCTCGAAGTGGTTATTTTTGCAGCACTCAAACCGAGAATTAAGGGACTTGGACGAGGTTAAAACGTGGATGCAGGACGTAACCGAAGAAGTGCTTTGGACACTTGCTCGATCAAACTTTTATAATCAAATGCCGATATTTTACAAGGCTTCCGGTGTGTATGGGACGGCTTCTCTTATGTGTGAAAAGGATAGAACGGACGCCGTTCGCTTCTATAACATACCTATTCAAAAACTTTACTTAACAGAGGACGCAAGGGAGCGTCCTTTTGAGTTTTATTTGAAGTTTGAATATACAGCGGAGCAAGCCTTATCACGTTTTGGCGACAAATGCTCAAACGAAATTAAGGAAGCATACGCCACCGGACGCAACGAAGACAAGAAATTTGATTTTATTTGTTATTTTGGCACTCGATACGAGAGAGATCCGGACAAGTTGGATAAACTCAATATGCCGGTTCGTATGGTATGGGTGGACGCCAAAACAAAAAAGATTATGAAAGAAGACGGCTTTCACTCTATGCCTTGCGTTGCACACCGATTTTATAAGCGTGCTCAAGTTGTTTATGGATATTCTCCGGCAATGAAGGCACTTCCTCACGCAAGAATGATAAACGCCGTTTCCGATACAATGCTTCGTTCTGCTATGAAACAATCAGATCCGGCGATAGCACTTCCGGACGATGTGTTTCTTGGCACTCCGAACTTCAATCCGAGAGCTATCAACTACTATCAAAGAGGACAGCTCAACCCGAGAGATGAGATCTTCCCGATTGGAAACTTCGGCAATCCTCATTTTAGCGTTGAAACGTTGGAATACTTCAAAACACAGATCCGAGATCAGATGTTTTATAATACCTTCCTCGCTTTTTCGGAAATGACAAAACAAATGACAGTTCCGGAAGTTATGGAGCGAGTGAGCGAAAAAATGACAACACTCGGTCCGGCGGTCGGGCGTTTTATGAATGATGTATTACAACCACTTATTGAAAAAGTGGTTTTTATTTTATGGGAAGACAATCGACTTCCGAGACTGCCCGATGTTATGCATAACGATCCTAGTTTTGAAGTGAAGTTTGTCGGACGTCTTGTTCAAAGTCAACGCCAAAGCGAAGTAAACAATATCGTTAATGCGTTGGGAATTGCTGCACAGGTTGCACAATTTAACCCCGAAGCGGTGGACAAAGTTAATACAGAC